GCGGGTGATTGCGAGCACCCCGCCGGTCATCGAATATTACGTCTCGCCACCGGCCCACTGGTCCCCGGCTGAAAGGAATCGCGTGGCTGCCCATTTTACAGAGTATGGCCTAGCGGAACGCTTCGGCGTCGAAGCTGGAGCAGACCTGCCGGAAACGATCGACACCCGAAGAACGACACTGCATGGCTTTAGTCCGAAAGAATACTCGGACTATCTGCGGGAAAAGAGCGAAAATATGAACTTGCCCGTGAACAACTGGCGCAGGGTGATGTTTTCATCGCTGGCCCACGACAAATGGTTCTGTACGCATTCGCATTGATATTGTGTCCTAAACGGACAGACTGCCAGCGCTCATTTTAGGCGTTTTTTTTCGATGCTGTTCGAGCGAATGCTTAAGGCTGGCTCATGAAAAGTCTGCCGTTCGGCATGGGAATCAGGAACGGCAGAAATCTCCTAAGACGCGTCATTTCGACGTTTGCTATCGAAGATGAAGGAACAGCGGGTTTCTGGCATCGAGATCAAGATGCTGAACGACGTTGATGGGGCGAAACCGGACGTGCAAATTTGTCCACGCCGCTTGCCTCTGATTTAGTCCGCCGCCCTCACCCGCTCCCGGAACCGCACTGCTTCCCGGCCGAGAACGTCGTTCAGTTCCAGGAACACGGATTGCAGCGGCAGGATTTCCAATTCGAAGAAGCTGTCGAGCGCCTTGGCCGGATCGCCGAAGCCGCCCGCGTTGGCGGGGATGATGCCGAGCAGCTGGGGCGGCACGCGGTGCGCCGCCAAGACATCATCGCGCGTCGTGTTCTTGATGCCGAGGAACTCATCCTTGGCGCCGGCCTCCGCGATCGGCAGGATCTTAATCCCGTTCTCCTTGCCGTCCTGCGCGTGGACGAAGAGGTTGCGGAAGTTGCCCGGTCCCTTCGAACGCTTCAGGGCGTCGCGCATCTTTTCGACATCGCCATCCGCGAAGGCGCCGGTCGCATAGAGGATGTAGCCGGCGTGGCTCCCGTTCTCATAGTACCGGCGGCGGAACAGCGTAGCATTCTCGTTCAGAAGGGCGGACTGCAGGGCCGACAGATATTCCGGGATCCCGTAGATCTCCTGGTTGATGTCCGGGGCCATGATCTGGTGAACGGTGCCGGCTTCGAATTCCTGTTCGTTCTGATGCCCTGGCACCCACCAGAAGCTGCCCGACTGCAGCCCGCGCCGGGTGTACTTGGCAAGCACATGATCGAGGCGCAGCAGCCCGCCCAGCCGGTTGCGAACCTCCTGCACATAGGCGTTTCCCAGCACCAGGTAGTCCTGCACCATGGATGCGAAGTCCCGGCGGCTGATGAGCGAGGCCGGATCGAGGCTGGCGGCCAGCATGTTGCGCTTCAGGATGATCGCGCTCGAATGATGGGGCGAGGCGCGGAACGACCGCGACAAGCCGTCAAGCGAGATCGGCGGCTCGTACCAGCGCTGGTTGTGCCAGCACTCCAGCATGTCGAGCATGGTCGCCCGGCTGTTCACCGGCTCGGGATCGCCGAAGGTGAACGCCTCCACCGAGGTTCCGCGGTCGTCATTGGCCGGGACGATTGCGCCGCTCGATGCGGCGGCGCTCTCCCTGTGGCTCATCTTGCGGGCACGGCTTCGCTTGGTCATTCGATAATCTCCATCGTGCCCTTGGGCTTTTCCTTGCCGTCGAGCGGCTCGTTCATGAGGATGTGCATGGTTGCCCACGCGAGGTCGGCGTGCCCGTCGTTGCCGCCGCGCCCGGCCTTGTAGGTCAGGCTGCGCCCGGTGCTGGTCGCGGTCTTCTTGATCGAGACGAAGGCCGAGACGATGTCGAGGTGGCCGGTATCGAACTTCAGGCGTCCACGGCGCACCACGTTCTGCGCCTTCATGACCATGTGCGTCTTCAGTTCGAGCGAGTACTCGATCTTCGCCACGGTGCAGCCGGGCATCGCACCCGCCTTCGCGAGCAGCTGGTAAACGCCCGCGCCAACGCCCTTGGCGTCGATGCCGAGGTACGTGCAGTTGTAGCGGCTCAGCATTGCCTTGATGAACTCGGCCTGCTGTTCGAAATCGAGGCCGCGCAGCTGGTGACGTTCGAGGATGCGGAACGGTGCGCCCTCCACCAGCGGCGGCGCCGCGATGACGAGCGCCGCGTTGTCGCCGTCCTCGCTCTCTTGCGGATCGTATCCTGCCCAGACCGAGCGGTTTCCGTAGGGCCGCGCCGCCTCCAGGTCGACATCGGTCCACTCGACCAGGCTATCGACCCCGCAGGCGATCATTTCGTTAAACTTGAATGCCGACATACTGTCGTCGACGAAGTCGCACAGGAACAGGTTGGCGAACTCGTCAGGCGCGTACTCGTCCCGCAATTCGTCGATGTCGAACAGGTCGCAACCGCCCGCCTCGGCGTCAAGAATGTTGACGATGTGGCGCCAGATGCGATCCGGCCCGACGCTGCCCCCGCCCGACAGTGCGGCATGGCTGACGTCGATATCGACGCGCTCTTCCTTCTTGCGGCGCTTGTTGCGGCGCTCGCCCGTCCAGTAGGGATAGGCCGGATGCGCGACCGTGGACGGCGTGGAGAAGTACGTTTTGCGCCACTTCTTGTGCGTCGCCATGCCCGAGGCGACCTTGTTGAGCTCCTCGAACGAATGAACCCAGAAGAACTCGTCGAAGTAGAAATTGCCGTGCCGGCCCTGCGCTGTGCGGAAGTTCGTGCCGAGGAAGTGGAGCTCGGCCGCTGCCTCTTCCTCGGGCCGAAGGTCCGACGTGATCAGCATCGGATCGCCGCCGAGCGTCACGCCTACCAGCTTCGCGAAGCTGACGATGTAGGACCGAAACTGATGAGCCTGTGCCTTCGATGCCGACAGGAAGATCTGGTTGCGTCCCGTCTCGATGGCGTCGATCAGCGCTTCGAACGCGAAGTAGTAGGTCGCGCCGATCTGACGCGACTTCAGGATCATGCGGGTGCGCTGGCTTAGCGCGTTCCACCAGGTCAGTTGGTAATCGTAGAGCCCGTCGAGGAAGATGCGCTTGAGTTCGGCCGCCTGCTCGGCGGTGAAGTGGTTCTTCTTCGGCTTCTTGCGTGGCCCTGCGTTCCGGTTGCCGACCTTCTCGTTCAGATCCCCGCTGTGGCCGCCCGGCTGCTCGTAGCGCCGCACGCGCGCCAGGCTCTCGATCTGGCGGGATAGCGCCTCCATCTCGACAAGATCGCCGGGGGTCTTCTTCTCCTTGGCGATCAGGGTCAGGAGCCGGATTTCCAGACCATCCTCGATCTTCTGGATGGATGGAGCCTCGTCCCAGCGGTCACGCTGCTTCCATGCCGCGATGGTGGCGCGCGGTATTGGCCCGCCGGTGTCGCCCCTGACGCCATGCAGTTCGAACTCGTCCGCGATCTGCGTCACGCCCCACCCGCGCCAATAGAGGCTGCGGGCATGACGGCGCGGATCGAACTGCCATGCGGCAGCGGGCGCGCCGGGTTGCGGAAGGAAGGGGCCGGTCATGAGCGCGACCATGACGCGCGTTTACCGGCGTGATCATCGCCGTCCATTTGGCTGGCCGCCTGTCCAAATGCTGCCCCTTGAGAAGAGCAGCCGCTGCGGTCCTTCTGGCCCCAACACGCTGCCGCCCAGCCTCAAGGGAACCGGACCGATCATGGCCAAGACCAAGTTTTTCCGCATCGCCGTCGAAGGCGCCACTGTCGATGGACGCGTCATCGAGCGCGAATGGCTGGAGCAGATGGCCGCCAGCTACGATCCGGCGACCTATACCGCCCGCATCAACTGCGAGCACATCGCCGGCTACAGCCCGGAAAAGCCGTTCAACGCCTATGGCTCGGTGCTTTCCCTCAAGACCGAGGAAGTCGAGCTTTCCATCAACGGCGAGAAAAAGACGCTGCTCGGCCTTTATGCCGAGATCGACGCGAACGATAATCTGGTTGCCATCAACAAGGCGGGTCAGAAGCTTTTCACCAGCTGTGAAATCCACCCGAACTTCGCAGGCGAAGGCCAGAAGTACCTCGTCGGCCTGGCCGTCACCGATCAGCCGGCCTCGCTGGGCACCGAGCCGCTGAAGTTCGCGGCCATGTCGCGCCCCAACGTCTTCTCGTCCGCGCACGAAACTTCAATCGAGATCCTTGCTTCGGCCGATAACGCCAGCGTCGCGGACGCCATCAAGTCTGGCTTCGCCGGTCTCGCCGCCATGTTCGGCCGCTCCGAGCCCGAAAAGCCGAAGGAAGAGCCGAAGCCTAAGGCCGCGAACGACAACAGCTTCGATGTCGCCGCCTTCAGCGCTGCGGTTGGCGATCAGGTCGCGCTGGCGGTGAAGCCGGCGAACGATGCTGTCACGGCTCTGGCGACCCGCTTCGATGCGCTGGAGGCGCGGCTCAACACCGAAGAGAAGCCGCAGAACTTCAGGCGCCCCCCGGCAACGGGCGGTGGCAACGCGATCGTCACCGACTGCTGATCGCATCCTACAAACCTGCCCCAGCCTAAAGCGTCCCTCAGGAGCCCACGCCCATGCGCAAAGAAACCCGTGCCCTCTACAAGTCCTACGTCAGCCAAATCGCTTTGCTGAACGGCATCGACCCCGAGGACACCGTCGCCAAGTTCAGCATTGCTCCGGCAGTCGAGCAGAAGCTGGAAGAGAAGATCCAGGAATCGAGCGACTTCCTGACACAGATCAACATCGTCGGCGTGCCGCAGCAGCAGGGTGAGAAGGTGGGCGTAACAGTCACCCGTCCGCTCGCAAGCCGCACCAACACCGCCGGCGGCAACCGCCGTACGCCCGGCGATCCGACCGACACCACCGACGATGGCGGCTACCACTGCCGGCAGACCAATTTCGATCACGCGATCAAGTACGCCAAGCTCGACGCCTGGCGTCACAAGCCGGAATTCCAGACGCTCCTGCGCGATGTGATCCTGAAGCAGCAGGGCCGTGACCGGATCATGATCGGCTTCAACGGCACCTCTATCGCGCCGCAGACCGATCGCGCCGCCAATCCGCTGCTGCAGGACGTCAATGAAGGCTGGCTGCACAAGATCCGCACCCATGCCGCCAACCGCGTTCTGGACGATGGCGAACTGAGCACCGCGCCGACCAAGGCGATCTACGTCGCAAGCGGCGTTGAAGTGGTCGATGGGGAAGCCTCCAACGTCGACACGGCCGAGGCTGACTACGCCAACCTTGATGCCCTGGCGTTCGATGCGCTCGATCTTCTCGATCCGTGGCACCGCAGCGATACCGACCTCGTCGTCATCGTTGGCTGGTCGCTGGTGAAGGACAAGTACCTGAACCTGCTGCAGGCCGCGGGCGACACGGCAACCGAACGCGAAGCCGCGCACCGCATCCTCACGCTGCCCAAGCAGCTGGCCGGCAAGCGCGCTGTCATCGTGCCGTTCTTCCCCGAAGATGCGATGCTGGTCACCAGCCTCGATAACCTGTCGATCTACTGGCAGGAGGAAACCCGCCGCCGCCAGATCAAGGACGAGCCCGCGCTCGACCAGATCGAGAACTACGAATCGGTGAACGAAGACTACGTGGTCGAAGACTACGGTCGCTGCGCGCTCATCGAAAACGTCGTCATGGCCAAAAAGCCGGCCTGAGCCGCGCTTCTCGCTTCCTGAACACCGCTCCACCCACAGGACACCGCCATGAGCCTTGCTCGTCGTAAGCGTGATCGCATCCTCGCTGCCCAGTCTATCAGCGCAGCGGCTGCACCTGTGCGTGGGGCGGCCCTCGTCCCCGCTGCTGTTGCCTCTCCGGCAGCGGGGGCGAATACCTCTTCGCCTGCGGCACGGGCCGCCAGCCAGATGGCCCTGCGCCTGACGCACGATCTGCGCCGTCTTAAGGAAATCCGTTCGATCGATCGGAAGATCGAGGCGAAGCGCGAGATGCTGCCCGAGTACCTGGCATGGGTCGAAGGCGTGCTAAGCGCCGACGCTGGCGTTGGCACCGGCCTTGCTGCCGATGTCGTGCCCACCATCATGGTCTGGCACATTGATGTCGGCGAATACATGTCCGCGCTGGACATTACCGAATTCCTCCTCCGCCACCGCGTTGCCATGCCCAGGCGCTACGAACGCGACGTTGCGACCATCGTCGTGGAAGAGATCGCCGACGCCGCCAGCAAAGCGCAGAACGCGGGCACAGCCTTTCCTCTGGACGTCCTCGACACCGCTGACAATCTCACGGCCGGTGAGGACATCCACGATCAGGTTCGCGCCAAGCTGCTGAAGGCCATCGGCATCGAGCAGCTGCGCGGCGCGGAAGATACGGAGGTTGAGAACAGCCTCGTCCCGCTGCGCAGCGCGCTTGCCAACTTCCGGGAAGCCCAGCGCCTGCACGACCGCATTGGCGTGAAGGACCGCATCAAGCGCGCCGAAAAGCTGATCGCTGCTGTTGAGGCTGCGGCGGCGACTGAACCGAACACTGATCAGGGCGGCGATCCCGTCGCCTGACAAGCTCGCCCCCGGCGCTCAGGGGCGGATCGCGCGCTGCGGGAGACCTTCGGGTCGTAGGGCCGCCAGCTGACCCGATCCCCACCCCTGTTAGCCGGCGAGGCGCATGGAGACTGCCATGTCCTTCGTCGCTCTTCCGGATGCGCCCTCGTCCGCACAGCCGCCGGCCACCGAAGCGGCCATCACGAATGACGGCTTCTTCCCCGACATCGATCCCGCCGAAGTCCGGGAAGCAGCCAGGATCCCGTCCAGCATCACGCCTGCCCGCCTTCGTGCCGCCATACTCGGCGCGATCATGGCCGTGGAGAGCGACCTGCGCGCCTTTGCGGCCACCGCCATGGCATCGGGTCACACGACGCTTGCTGACGTACCGGCGACCCAGCTGAATGGGCAGAGCGTGCAGCTGCTCCGCTACAACCGCGCCGTCGCCCTCTACGCGAAAGCCGAACTGATCGAGCGCCACCGCGACTTCGACACGACGGGCGCGGGCGGCAACCAGGCGGACGAACTCACGCCCTCGATCGGGGATCTGCGCCGCGATGCCCTTCATGCCGTGCGCGATATCCTCGGCAAGTCGCGCACCACGATAGACCTGCTCTGATGGCGGCCGAGCAGCGCCTCATGGCGAAAGCGGGAGACAAGCTGGACTTGCTGCTCTGGCGCGAGGCCGGACTTGGTCCGCGCGAACTGACGCGCGTTCTCGATGCCAACCCCGGTCTGGCGGATCTTGGCACCATCCTGCCCCTCGGCACCGTCGTGATCGTCCCGGCGACCGAAACTCAGGAGGCGAACGCCAACCGCGTCCTGCCTCTCGTCCAACTCTGGAGCTGATTCCATGGACCTGCGCACTTTCCTTCACGCCGCTTCCGAATGGGGCATCGACCTGATCGGTTCGCTCACCCCATCGCTGATCGGTTCGGCCGTCGCGCAGGCGTGGAAGCCGAACATGCCCTGGCGCCAGCGCGTCCTTCAGTGGGTCGTTGGCTCCACCGTCAGCTACTACGCCACGCTCGCGATCATCGCGGTCACAGACTGGAATGCCTTCGTCGCGCAGTCGATCGCGTTCGGCATCGCCCTCCTGGCCTTCGACGCCACGCCCAAGGTGGCGCGCGCCGTAATCGACACCCTCGTCTCCATCCCCGGCCGCATCGCCGACCGCATCCTGCCGAAGAAAGGCTGAAGGCATGGCAACGCTCGCCAGCTTCAAGAACAAGTCGCGTCAGATCGGCGCCGCCGCCCTCGCCATCATCGGCGCGGCGATCGCACTCGAAGGCGGATACGTGAACCACAAAGCGGATCCCGGCGGTGAAACCAACATGGGCATCACCGTCCAGGTCGCGCGCGAGAACGGCTACACCGGCCCGATGCGAACCCTGCCCCGCGAAGTGGCAGAAAGCATCTACTACGATCGCTATCTGGTGAAGCCCGGCCTTGAACCGCTGATCGCGATCGATGCCGCGGTTACCGAGGAACTGTTCGACACGACCGTCAACATGGGCGCGCCGCGCCCCTCCCGCTGGTTTCAGGAAAGCATCAACGACCTGTGCGCCTCGCGCCTCTCCGTTGACGGCAAGATCGGTGGCAAGACGATTGCCGCCTACGCTTCGTGCCAGAAGGAAACGGGCGCCGCGAAGTTGTGCGTTCGCATGCTTGACCGGCTCGATGCCAAACAGCGCGCCGAGTATGACCGGCTTGTCCGCGTGAATTCCAGCCTGAAGGTCTTTCACAAGGGCTGGGTTGCTCACCGCATCGGCAACGTGGAGCGGGCGAAGTGCGGGCGCGCCATTCGATGAACAGCCTGACCACTCTCGCCCTCGCGGCCTGCCTCGCCGGGATTGGCGGCTTCGCCTACGGGACGCGCGTCGGCGTCCAGCAGGAACAGGCCGCGCAGAAGCGCGCCGATGACGCCGCGCGCGCCGAGCGGGACAAGCTGCAGGGGCAGATCGACGCCTCGGCCGAAGCCCAACAGGCGGCCGAGTACGAGCGGCAAGCCAATGTCAGGGAAATCTACC